TGAGTGGTAATGCCCCAAGAGCAAACAAATATACTATAACATCAGGTCTAGCAGAAAATATTTTTACTGGTGACCTATGTGTGTTGACAACAGATGGTGTAATCACACCTCATACTGCAGCAGAAACAAATAATATAGGTGTATTTGCAGGGGTTTCATACACTGCAAGTGATGGAGAATATGTGTATTCAAAATTTTGGCCGTCAGGCACAGTGGCTACAGATATTGTGGCTTATGTGTATGATGACCCATATATTGTGTTTAGAATACAATCAGAAGGCACACCTGCACAAACAGATGTTGGTGCATGTGCTGACGTAGTAGCTGGTGCAGGTTCAACAACAACAGGTCAATCTGGTTTTGACTTAGCAGGAACCACAAGCACTGGAACAGCAACATGCAAAGTTATTGGTTTATGGGAAGACCCATCTAATAGTTTTGCTCAATATGCACAGCTTGAAGTACTCATTAATGAGCACTTATTAAAAGCTACTGCAGGAATATAAGGAGAGTAATTTATGTCTATGAATAGAGCGCAATTTGCTAAATTACTTGAGCCGGGATTGAATACTCTCTTTGGTCTTGAGTACGACTCATATCCTGCTGAATATCAGGCTGTATTTGATGCTAACACTTCAAATAAAGCTTTTGAAGAAGATGTATTATTAACAGGTTTTGGTAATGCACCAACAAAAGACGAAGGTGCACCAATATCTTATGATTCAGCTTCACAAGGTTTTACTGCCAGATATCAGCATGAAACTATCGCATTAGCCTTTTCAATTACTGAGGAAGCAGAAGAAGATGGATTATATGGTTCTATCGCTTCAAGATATACTAAAGCATTAGCTAGAAGTATGTCAGCAACTAAAGAAATAAAAGCGGCTAACATTTTAAACAATTCAACATCAGCAGGAATTCATGCAGGTGGTGATGGTGTTGCTTTGTTAAGTACATCACATCCAACTGCAAGTGGTAATCAAAGTAATACTTTGGCTACAGCGGCTGATTTATCAGAAACATCTATTGAATCACTTTTAATTCAAATTGCTGATATGAAAGACGATAAAGGTTTAAGAATAGCGGCACAAGGAACAATGTTAATTATTCCAACTGCCTATACCTTTACTGCTCAAAGAATATTAGATTCACAATTGAGAAGTGGTACTTCAGATAATGATATTAATGCATTAAATAATGGTGGATATATGCCAAGAGGTTATCACATTATGAGAAGATTAACTGATAGTGATGCATTTTTTATCAAGACAGATGTGCCTGATGGAATGAAAATGTTTCAACGTTCACCACTTAAAAGAGGTGTTGAAGGAGATTTTGAAACAGGCAATGTTCGTTACAAAGTTCGTGAAAGATATTCTTTTGGTTTTACAGACTGGAGAGGTCTTTTTGGAACAGAAGGTGCGGCATAATCGCAATACAGGGTGGGTTTAACAGCCCACCCATAATAATTAACCTTGACTACGAAAGTAGACAATAGCCAAGACAAGGAGAATTAACATGGCTAAATCAACATTTTCAGGACCGATTGTATCAAACAATGGTTTTATACAAGCAGGTTCAAATAATATTGTAGATATTACAGTAGATACAACATTAACATTTAATGACCATGCAGGTCGTATTATTGAAGTCAATGATGCAAATGGTGTCATTACACTACCATCAATTAAATCAGCAGAATTAGGTGCTAAATACACCTTTTTTATTGGCACTAATATGACAGGTAAAATCAAAACAGATGGAACAGACAAATATGTAGGCTCAATAATGGTTGCAGTAGATGATGACGCAAAAAAAGCATTTGTACCCGGTGCAACAAATGATGTTATTGATATGAATAATGGCACTAAAGGTGGTAAAGTAGGTTCTTATGTAGAAATAACTGCATTAGCAACTGCTGAATACATGGTGCAAGGTCTTTTAATTGGTTCTGGTTCAGTAGCAACACCATTTGCTGACAGTTAATAGGGAGGATTAAATGGCTGATATTACATCAAGCACTATTCTTTCTGAAAACACTAGAGAAATTGTAATGGCATTTCAATATCAATATGTAGATACTGGAAATGAATCTGCAGTAACTAAAGTTGATGTTTCAACATTACAAGCAAACGCAAATGGTGACTCATGTACAGGAGTGAAAATACTTAAATGCACATGGGTTGTTAAAGGCATGACTGTACAAGTCTTGGCAGGTGCTAGTACAAATATAATTATGCTTAATCTTGATGAAGGACAATCTGGTGAAGTTGATTATACTGATGTTGGGGGTTTACCAAATACCAAACAAACTGGCACAAGTCCAACTGGTGATATTAAATTTACCACCACTGGTGCAGGTGCAGGCGATTCGTATCAGATTGTTTTAACAATGAAGAAAAAATATTAGGGATAAAAAATGGCAACATCAGGAACAGTTGCATTTAGACCAAATGTTGAAGAGATAATTACAGAAGCATATGAAAGATGTGGTATTGATATTCAAACAAGAACTGGATATCAAGCCATATCTGCCAGAAGAAGTCTTAATTTATTATTTTCTGAATGGGCTAATAGAGGCATAAATTATTGGACTGTAACACAAAGAACTTTAAATCTAACAGCAGACACATCTTCTTATGATTTGCCTGCAGGTATTACTGATTTATTAGATGTTGTTATTTTTGATAGTGCTGATGCAACAAGAACAGATACTATAATAAATAGAGTTACAATATCCGAATACAATCAAATACCAAATAAATCAGATACAGGTAAACCAAATCAATATATGTTAGATAAAGGTAGACAATCAGGCTCAAACAATATTTATAAATTGTTTGTATGGCAAACACCAGATAGAAACACATATAGATTAAATTATTGGTCAATGAATCAATTAGAAGATATAACTGCATCTAATGAAGATACAGATATTCCTTATACATGGTCAGAATGTATTTGTGCAGGATTAGCTAGTAAATTATCTATTAAATATGCACCAGACAAATATGCATTACTTAAACAGATTTACAACGAAGCATTTGAATATGCATCAACAAATGATAATGATGGTGTAAGTCTAAAACTACAACCTACAGGATTAAATTTAAGATAATGTCTAGGTTTGCTTCAGGTAAAAAATCTAAAGCAATCAGTGATATATCTGGTTTTAAGGTACGTTATACTCAACTTAAAACAACTTGGGATAATTTAAGAGTAGAGCCAGAAGAATATAGCCCTAAACATCCACAATTAACACCTGCAAAAAATGTTGTAGATGCTACTGCATTATTTAATCCAAGACCAGATAATGACCCAGATAATGTAGAAATACAAATTGGTTTTACAAAAAATCCTTTTGTTTCAAGATTAGAGAGAAGTCAAACATCTATTGGAATACCTGCATTTGGTAGAATAGGGGGTTTTACACCAGAAATAAACCAAGACTCAACACCAAGTCCATCTGGTCAAAATGGAATTGGTAATATTGGTACTTCTGAAATTCAAGCACAAATTGAAGAACAAGGTGTTGCAGGTACAGGTGCAATAGGCACAGAAACCATACAATTTGATGCAGATGTAACATCCTCTGGTGTAACAGGCACAGGTGCAATAGGAACAGAAATATTAGAAGCAAGTATTACAGAAGTAGGTGTTGCAGGAACAGGTGCTATTGAGCCATTTGGTGTATCAGGTAATGGCAATGTACAACTTAAAGTAACAGGAACTTCTGGTGTTGCAGGTACTGGTGTTGCAGGTGCAGAAATACCATCTTCTCAAGTCGTAGCAACAGGTGTTGCAGGTACAGGTGGAACAGGTGTTGAAAGTGTTGAATCAGATGCTGTGTTTGATGAAACTGGTGTATCTGGTACAGGAGCTATAGGAACAGAAGTACCATTAGCATCTATAGATGAAACAGGTGTTGAGGCAACAGGAAACATAGGCACAATTACACCAGAATCATCTATAATAGAGGTTGGTGTAGCAGGCACTGGTGCTACAGGAACAGAAAGTATTGAAGCAGATGTTACTATAACAGAAACTGGTGTTTCAGGAACAGGTGCAATAGGTGATTTTATTACATTCTCTGGCACTGACATAGGTGTTACAGGAGTGGCAGGAACAGGAACTACAGGCACAGAAATACCACTTGCATCTATAACAGAAACAGGATTGGCAGGTACAGGAGCAATTGGTACAGAAGTGCCAGTCGCATCACTAACTGAGACTGGAGTAGCAGGTACTGGTGCTGTTGGTTCAGAAAGTATAATTGTTGATTGTACAATTACAGAAACTGGTGTAGCAGGTTCTGGTGCAATAGGTACAGAAACACCAGAAGCATCTATTACTGAGACAGGTGTAGCAGGTGATGGTTCTATTGGAACAGAGGCATTGGAAATTAATGCAGTTGAAACTGGAGTAGCAGGTACAGGTGCAGTTGAAGGATTTGGAGTATCTGGTAATGGTAATGTTCAAATCAACGTCACTGGCACATCAGGTGTAGCAGGTACTGGTGAAATAGGAAATGAAGTATCATCCTCACAAGTAATTGAAACTGGAGTAGCAGGTACTGGTGCTATTGGAACTGAAAGTATTACTGTAAACCAAGAGTGGGGTAGTGGCACTTGGGGTGATGGAACATGGGGTAATTAAATGAATTTTACACAATTAGAAACAAACATAAAAAATTTTATAGAAGATGATTCCACAGAATTAGATACATCTATACCAGAAATAATTAAACAATCAGAAAATATGATATTTGCTAGATTGCCTAATTTACCATGTTATAGACAAACAAATACTGGTAATTTTTCTATTGGCACTGCCACAATAAATGTAGCAAATGCTAGAATGATTAGACAAGTACAAATAACAACATCATCAAGCAATGTTGTGTATTTAAAACATAGAACAGACAGTTATATAAAAGATTTTAGACCTAATGTTACAACACAAGGAGAACCAGAATTTTATGCTACAAAAAAAGCTACAACTTCTGGAATACAAGTGTTAGTAAGTCCTGTGCCATCTGCAACTTTGGCATTTGAGATTGATTTTATAGGTTTAGAAACAGGATTATCCA